GTCATCGTTGTACCCGATATAGAGCCAGTAAACACTGCGGAGTCTGCTGGATATGCTTGCAACGTCACTAAAGCACTATCTGTGTCCCACCAGATTTCTACAAACTCCCCCGCCTGAAGCTCTACGAAATAATTCCAACCAGCAATAATTTTGCCCTCATCTCCGGCGGTTGCGCTTTTCCTAGCGGGTACAGAAATGACTCCACGAGACCCCGGGATGTCTGACCCCGGCCCCGCCCCGTTCTTACGTAGCCAGATGGATATATTGTGAATATCATTATCTGCGTTTTGGAATTGCCCAGACCACTGTAAGTTGTATATTCCGGCGTAAGTAACGGTTAGTCTGGAGTTGCTTACCAACGACACATCCGCCGCGTAGTCTGTTGTATTAAACAACATCGCAGTGGGTACATTTGCAGCCAACGTTTGAGACGTTGTATCTTGAAACGCTCCGTAAGGTGCCCTAAGAAAACGTGTACCGCTCTTATCTAGTAGTTGCTGTACAAAGTTATCTATTGTGTTGAAATACTGCCGCAAAATGTTATGCGTCGTATCTGTATACCCACGATCAAACTCAACCGGCGCAAACGGTAGCGCTGGCGCTTTAGTAGGGTCGAGTCTTTCTTTGCCAGCCATTAGTTTCTACCGTCAGGACGCACATCAATACGTGGCACACCTAACTGCCATTGGGTGCCAATACTATTTGATTCAATTTTAAACGCCATCTGGCGTCCACGCACCCGACTATAAATAATTTCGGTAAACTGCTGCACGTTGTAAGTAGTTTCTCCGGCGTAGCTTTGCGCGGAGGTTACTTGACGGGGCAAAGTCGCACCATAGTTAGAACCGGGATTTTGTTTTGGGCGTACCGTAAACTGCACGTAAGGTTTATCAGAAGTTTGTCCTGTGGTGTCTGAACCATCAAAAGTAATATCTGGAATCATTCGCCATACAAACCCGTAGTTGTGGCCGTCACTAATATCAAAGTCAGATGATTGAATATAAGCGTTGATTGGGGTAGGCGGATTGGTTGAACCGTTATCTACCGCTGCTTCGTGGTACACAACTATGTTACCAGCCGTTGCCGCCATTGGGTATGGGCGTAATGGAGAGTCCAACCAAGCCGTGCGATCAAGGGTTCCGTAATACCAGACGCGATCCAGATAGTTAAAGATGACGTAACGATCAATTACATCTGACTTCTTAGAACAATAGTTCCACCAGACTTCGGAATAACCTTCGTTAGTACCGGCGTTAAACTGCGCTTCTTGATCTCGATTGATGTCGTTAAAGATGAACTGACGCACCGAACACGGCAGCGTTTCGACCCGGCCTGAGTACATATAAAACTTGTCTACACCCATCCAATACACAGCACCAGAAGCAGTCGCCATAGCGTTGGGGGCAATTAGTGAGACATTGTCCGCAAGCAATGTGAAACCGTACACAAGTGGCGGTCCCAAATATTGCATAGCGTAAATAGACGCATCAGTCCAAACTACAATTTCTTGGCGGGTTTGTAATGCGCCTACAATCTCAGACCCGTGAGACAACCGATAGCTACCTGCTTGGTTTGTGGCGGCTGGCGTCCAACCTGTATAACTTTCTTGTTCAGACCAACGGATAAGTAAGGGGTCTATGGGCGTAGTGTCGTAAGCACCGTAGTCGTTGCAACCAAACGCAATCGTAATACGCGAAGTATCCGACACCATAATCTGGTTAATTTTAGACGGTACGTCTGTGCCTGTAACGACTGTACCGCGAGTGTTGTACGCAGGGGTTGCGCCTGAACCGGGGTCCCAAACATATAGCGCACTTCCGCGAGGGGAGAATAACAGACGTTCGCCAAAGTTAGCTTGGCTCCATAAACGTAATTGCAAATTAAAGCCAGTGGTAAAACCAGAACCCCAGTTTCGTACATTGTTCGCAGTAGTAGGTAGCGGCGTCGGAACATACATCGTGACTGCGCCCCCACTTGCTGCCGTGGAAGACGTTGTGTACGTAATAACCGGACCGGGAGCAATACCAATTACCGTCGAGATAGTAAAAGTATTTGCGCCAGTAACTGTGACTTGAAAAGCTTTTTGCAAAGCTAATCGGTTTATACCGCAAGCATTTGAAGAAATACTTGCAAAAAACACCGAGTTACCCGTGGTTAAATCATGTGGGTTAGGAGTTGTTACTGTTAATACCGAAACTCCGGTACCGGAAGCGGTAAAAGGGTTGGTTAATGTTAGTGTTGAATAAAGCGGCCACGGCCCAGCCCCCCATCCCGTGCCTATGGTATACGTGGCAAAACCAGTATTGATTTGGTAAGCAATCGTAATAGCCGCGTTTGAAGCCGTGCCCGTAGTAGCTGTGGCTAAAGTAACGGTGTATGATGTACCAGAAATAACTGTTGCAATTTGATACTCGCCATTAACGTCCACACCGCCAATTGTGTTTGCGCCAGCAATCGTAACAAAATCATTTACTTGCAAAGTATCTGCGGCGCTATCCGAAACAGTTAAAACCGTTCCGCTGGCTGTTAGCACAATTGTGGATAAATTAACTACTGGTGGGCCAGCAGAAGCCGTATTGCCGTTAGTTTCACGGATAGGCGTGATGTCATAATATTCACCGCCATCTTCTACATAGAATTTTAAGTTGGTGCCTACACCCATCAAATTGTATTGCTTCAGCGTTACCCAGTTCCACAGTGACCTGCATACGCCCAAAAATGTGTTGTAAGACAGTGCAGCCCAACCACCAATCTTCTCAGGGTAACCCGAACGAAAACGAATTTTATCGCAGTCATACCAACCACCCTCATTGGCTAATGTAGTGCCTTCTCGGTTCACACCCGGACGGAATTGAAGTTTCTGCAATGGCATGGTTGTTCCTTATCAGGCCAGCATGGTTTCAGCGTGGGTCTTGGCTTCCGCAACGCGGCGCAGCCACCCTTTACCGAAGGTCGCAAACGTAGGCAGACTGCGGTAAAACGTTTCTTTTTCTGCACTGAATTTTGCCACTAATTCGCTTTGATTGGCAGCTTTTAATGCCGCCATGGTCTTGGGTCCGATAGCTCCGTCTGGGGTAGCACCGATGGCTTTTTGCATGGTCTTGATCGCCCGCCCCGGCCCAGCGTTGACCGCAAAGTCAAACATCAGGTAGTCCAGACCGTCCGGCATCTCGTCAGCTTTAACCGCATCCCAGTATTTACGCTTGTACATGGGAGCCACTACCTCGGGTGTCAGAGCGCGCATTGCCTTTTCGTCAACAACGTGCCCCACCCACTCTTCCCAGACCTTTTTGGTTACGCCCAGATTGGTCATGCCGCCGGGGTCGAGCTTGTGGTGAACGAAACCCCCCTCATGCTTCAAGATGGCTTGCAATGCGGCGGCAAAGTTCTCTTTCATTTTTTATCGGGAGCAATCACACCAATCAGACCAACAATAGCCAGCCCGGTTGTAATAATAGCGTCCGCCATTTGCGGCGCAATAGGAATACCGATTGCTGTTAAAAACATAAAAGCACCGCGCCATGTTGATGGCTCTTTAGCCCGTGCCAGAAAATATGATTTCATATTGCCTCCTGAAATAAGTTTATTAACGAAATTCCGGTCCGCCCACCCAAAGCACCGCCGATCTACGCACCCCTTTAGTTACAGGAGCCACCCGGTGCAAAACATAGGACGGAAAAAACCATGCCCTTCCACGTTTACATTCCAGCGTATCCGTTACGTCTTTAGCTACTTTTACTTGAAATTCCCCACCTTCAAATTCCGTAGGATCAGATAGCAGTAGTGCCATTGATAGCTTACGGGGCGCACAAGAATCTACAGGTGTAGCATCAATGTGCCAGTCATAATGTCCTTTTTCCCCGCCTTGATATACACCAAGCTGCATCGGCTCATAAAAACCAGTCAATTCAAAATGGAAGAACCTTCTATTAACTTCGGCAACTGCTATAGCAAGCTTTTCCCAAATGTGTCGTAGCTCAGGTTTCACGCCGACCCAGTTAATTTGAGATGACCGGATGCTTTTATCCATCATATTTTCTCCATCCTGATCGCCTATACAGCCATTTTCCACGCTCATCCATTCAGGTTGTGCAAGTAAAAGATTAATTTCAGCGTCGGTAAGAAATCCTTCCCAGTACGCGATAAAGTCTTTACCAGCAGAATTTCGAGGAGGTATTGGAAAAATCATTTGCACTCCATTAAAAAACTTCTATTTTTTGCGTAAGAATAAACATCACGTATTGTGCTATCACCAGCTTCTTGATTGTGAGGCCCGTTTTTTCGAACAAAGTGAAGAAATACTTGCCCGGAGTAATAATCTTTTGGGCCGTCGCATTTGTCCCTCCAGTGTTCTACATCACAACCGGGATATACAACACCGTCACCTTCAGCTAAATCAAATCGCTGGTCGCCCATGTAAATAGGCCAAGCATAGTTATGGGATCTACCCAACTGAACCGTAACGCTTATTTCACAAGCGGGGCGATCTTTGTGCTTTTTTAGCACATCATCATTACTGTATAACCTAGCATATGCGTAAGTAGGGATTAATTCTTCCCCGACAGCTTTTTCCACTGTAGGCCACAATCTTTCATGTAGCGTTTCAAACAACACTTCGTGATCCATAATTGCTTTAGCGTTAGGAATTTGTTCATCCCCACGCGGTGCTATATCAGCTTGCCGCATCAACACATGTGTAAAAAATTGGCAAAACTCAAGAGGTATAAGTTTACTGATATATATCGGCATTGTTATACAACTCCTGCGGATATAAGAATTTCTGGGTCAAAAGAAAATTCTTTACCTATAAGATCTTTATATTGTTCTACTTTAACTGGGTCCGCGATAAATTTTTCTTCTCTAGCTTGGTCTTCTGTTAAGCTTAAACCTGCTAATGCAATACGTTTTTTTATTACTTCCATGTCTTCAATATCAGGCCACATTTTCATTGGTTGATACGCATACGCAGGATACATACTTGGGTCTTGGTACTTAGTTTTATCGGAAGCAAACGAAACAAGTAATGACGATGAAGCTTCATCATACCCGTGGATTTTCATGTAAATAGCGCTCATAACTTTTCCTTTGTATTAAGCAACTCCGCCCTGCCGTGTTCCTGTGGCGGGCCAAGTAACAAATGGGTTTCCAACAATGTAGTTACCTGCTGCCCCGCCACCCCCTCCAGTAGCTTGTGCGATAGGAGTACCGGACGGCGACGTACTGCTACCGCCAGTAGCGCCTACTGCGCCGCGCCCCCCACCAGTCCCACCGGTCCCGCCTATGACATAGCCTGCTGGGGGAGATCCTCCTGCGCCCCCAGCCCCGCCAGCAGGACTAGTACCAGTACTACCCGGAGAACCACTAATTCTAGGATTACCGGGTGCCGCAGTTCCGCCCCCAGCACCTCCAACGCCACCATTTCTACCAGAACCACCACCCCCACCACCACCACCTGACGCAGCAATAAGCATTGGGTTAACTTGAACTTTCTTACCGCCACCAGCACCGCCACCGCCACCGCCCCCCGCGACAGTACCATTATTAGTCACGATGGTAGGACGATTAACGTATAGTGCCGAACCCCCCGCATTTCCAACTCCTCCGGGGTAAACACCAACTGCACCTACGCTTGCACCGGCCCCGCCCGTTCCACCCATACCCTGAATTACGCCATTGTTAATGATTGTTACTGTATCGGCTGGGCTAAACGCCGATGGAACAAGCATAGCGTAAGCTGGTACGGTCGCGCTGCCAACGGTTACTCCAGCATTTACTGTGACTGTAAGGTCAGTAGACCCAGCAACATATCCCGGAGTGCGATTAGTATATACATCGTAGTTAAGTGTGTCGGCAGCGATTGTTAGCGCTACTTGCGTCCGATTAGCAGAACCGTAAAAATCGCCCAACGCAATTTGCCCGGATGTAGGAATGGCGGCGTTACCGGGGGTATTTGGAACTAGCCCTCCACCACGATAGTATTCACTAAGAGAATGGGGTACGGTGCCACCAAACTCAGTAGCAATCGTATTAATTGATATAGCTGTGCCGGGACCCGGAATTGCCATTACGTAGACTCCTTACTTATACGGTTCCAAACGCTATTATGTTTCCAACAGTGGTTAAGGTACCGCCAGAATCCAAAGACATTTTATTCACGCCAATATACGAAAAATAAATTTTAGACACGGTTTCTGTGTGAACCCCCGACTGTCCTCCTGATGTATCTATGAGTGTGTACGAAACCACCGTATGCGTGCCCGATTGCACACCACTAGTATTAATTGCCACTCCACCACGGGTAGTTGCTACGTTGAACGTTGTGCCCGTGCTGTTTACTACCCAATATTTTGTGCCAGCCACAAGCCCTGTTGGTAACGCGCCTGTTGTAGAAAATACAACAACATCGTTAGTGGATACCGCGCTTGATACAGTAATAACGCCGGGAGTTGCTATTGCGGTAATGCTAGTAGAAGCTACGCTCTGGGAGTTATTAACTGTATAAGTACCAGTCAACCCCGAACCAGTACCAAACCCAGTAATAGTGGTACTGCCCGATATTCCAGTACCCGTAATTACTTGCCCAATAGATAAAGTACCACTAGCAACAGTAGTTACAGTGAGAGTTGTACCTGCATTTCCTATTGTGCCGTTATCAATGCGCCCCGTAAATGAAGCGCCACCTGTAATTGAGGCTGTTTGTGATTTACCTGTATCTGTCGATAATTCATACGTAGTGCTTGCAGAATCAAACACGTAATAAACCGTTCCGGAAGTAATGCCGGTTGGTAACGCGCCTGTCGTAGAAAAAGAAACTGGCGTACTGTCAGCGGGCGCAACAGGTACTGTTACTACTGCGGGAGTGGCAATAGTAATAGTCGCTGTTTGGTTAGCAAATACTTCTTCTACTTCCCAGTTTTCCGTTGTTAGTTTAGTAGCGGATGGAACTTGTACAATAGCATCTGTTACAAACTTTGTAGTAGCAATTTGCTGGCCGTTAGACGCTGAATCTGGATTAACCGTAAGGCTTATTGCACTAACGGTGTGTGTGCCAATTCCAGCACCAGAAGTTTGTACTCCTGCCCCATTTACAGTCAAAGCAACATTAAACGTAGTGGTTGTTCTATTAACTACGTAATAGACGGTTCCCGGAGTAAGCCCTGTGGGTAAAGTGTCAGTAGTTGAAAAACTAACAGCAGTGCCGTTAGCAGGGGAAGTGGCTACAGTAATAACCGCTGGGTTGGCAACGCTAATAGTAGCGGTTTGTGTTGCGCCTAAATACAACGAACTTGAGCTAGAAATAGGAATAGTAAACGTATCAAACTGAGGAAGTATGTTTACTCCGTCACACCGAACTAGCACCGTGCTCAGGGGTGGTACCGAAACCCAAGCTCCTGCTGGTGTCGTATTGCCCAAATTTGTACTGGCATAAATAGTGGCGGTGTACGCTGATGAGGCGTTCTGAACGACATACAGTTTAGTAACCGGTGGGACATACACCGAATAATCAGCGCCTGTCGAAGTGTTTAGCGATAGCGCCGCACAACGGGATTCGTCAGCCGCGCCGTTTTGAGCAGTTAATGCTTGGTTAGCTAAAACCGTAGTAACTGACGCCAAACCAGAAATCGCGTCCTCAATAATTACCCCAAGATTATCATTGGTAATGGTGCCCCATGTACCGGTCTTCTCGCCGTTAGCAATGAGTTCGATCCGTAGATCGGTAGAATATGAACTTGGCATTGTCTTTCCTTTATCGGCGTTTTAGCGCGTCAATCTCAAATTTTATTTCTTTTTCAGCGCCTCAACTTCAGCGCGAAGTTCTGCAATTGCAGCAAACGCCAAGGCACACATTTTTTCATAGTCAACCGCAAGAGTGTCGTCTTCACGTTTACGAACGGCTATTGGAAACTGTGCCTCTACATCTTGTGCAATTACGCCAAAATCAGATTTTTGAACAAAATATCCATCAGCGCCGCCACGAGATTTAATATACGCATCTTTCCAATCAAATAATTTACCACCAATAGCACAAACTTTTAACAACGCATCAGGAATGTCACGGATGTTTTCTTTCAGGGTGCGGTCTGAGGAATAATATGCTGTGACGTTGTTTGTAGCGCGGATTTCCCCGGCAGTAGCAGAACCTGCTGTACCAACGCCTAATGAATTGAATTGTACGTTCGACGATGTAGCTATATCTTGCGGGGTTGTAAGCGTGATTGAACCTGCGCCATTTGTTACAATTATTTGATTGGAAGTGCCTGTTAAAGTTGCTCTGGTTAATGTATTACCGGTGGTGTTACCAATAAGCAGTTGTCCATTGGTATAGCTTGACTGTCCTGTACCGCCTGAAACTACGTTTAATATAGCCGCAGTGTCTGGCACAATATCAGTACCGTTGGAATAAACGGAGCGTTCTGCTGGATACGTTACAAATACATCTTTGGTACCAGCAGAAAACGTTGTCTTAGTGGGGGCACCAGCGCTTGAAGCAAGCACCGTATCGCGGGATAGCGTCGTACCTGAAGACGTATATGTACCAACACCGACTTCCCATTCAGCAGTGC